TACCTTCATTATGCAGCTTGCGGCATCTTTGTATTTTTGAGAAATCGGAATGTGAAAGTCCTGCCGGAGAACTGAAATTTTCAATAAACTCCTGCATTGCATATCGAAGTTGGGGAGTAAGATATGTCAGTAGACTGCCCTTTCTTGCGTCATATTTTTTTGCTTTCAGCTTTTCAAAGAACGTCAAACTGCCAACCTGAACAAGGTCTTCAAAGGTATCGCTGAAACGCAAATAATTTTTGTAGTCTTTTGCGACCGCAGCAGCAACGCTCTGTATGAACCCGACATTCTGCTCGTACAGATCATATAAAGCTTGCATATTACCGTCATAATATTTCGATATCAGTTCCTCATTTGTCATTCTTAACCGCCTTTGGTCTGCCTCTCTTCGGAACGTCAAAACCGCATAATTTGTAAAGATTTTCAGACTGCATTTGCTGTTCAAATTCCTCATTGCTGAATTCGGGAGAGGTCATTGCTCTATGGTACAGTTCTTCTGCTTGTCGCAGAAGAACAGATTTTTGTTTTTCATCAATAACTTTTCTCTGATAGCTTCGCATAACCCTGTTAAGACAGCGCCGATATGACTGATATTTCGGATTATCCGCATTTTCTTCCTTAATTCTGACCGTTCTGTAAGCCATCTGATTACAGGTAAACCTCGGATTTTCAGGCGCAGCCTTGTCGCAGTATCTTGTTTTGTAGCCTTTGGTCATAAGAAAGAATCGTCCGCAATGTTCACATCTGCGTATATGATGTCCTGCCATAAGACCTTTTAGAAAATCGACCTTTAAAAAGCTCTGCAATCTATCAACATGGTAGTATTCCGCAATTACATACTCTCCACAGCCATCGGTTATTTCTTTGGGGATCATATTCATTTCAAGAAAATCAGCGCTTGTATACGACATATATTCATTCATGATAGGATTTGCAATCATCTTGTACGCCATAGGATTTGTAAGAAAGTCATAGTAAGCGGCGGCAAAATTTTCAGGATCAAGCTTTTTTAGATGTGACAGAAAGTCGTTTACAAAGTAATAC